CATCGGATTTCGTTTGTCCCCTCGCTGGGCGAAGGCTTTGGCCGTATCGTAGCGTGCACGCAGATAGCTTTCGACCTCTTCCTGTGCGCTGATCTCCGCATCATGGCGGGTCCTCTCGTCGCTTTGGGTAATGATCTCGAGTGTCTCGTCCGTGCAGACGACCCGATAATCCCTGTCTTCGAGAAACATTCGGCTATTTGGTTTTGTAGATGGCAATAGCCGCGATGTCGGAGACAGCGACCCCGCGACGATAGACCCGTTGGGCGATCAACGCGCGGATACGTTCTTTCGACACGCACAGCGGCCGACCGCCGAGGTTGATAACAAACTGTTTCTTGCCCGTGGTGCGTTTCCGCTCGTCGGCAAGACGGATCGCTTTTTTGAGTCGGTACTGGAATACCAGCGCCTTGATGAGTTTTACCATAAGTTTTTGGATGATATGCGTCTGTATCCGACCGTAGGCGTGAAAGCCATCTGCCGGGTATGTTGCTGCAGTTTATAGATCGCGCCTTCGTCGGCATCCGGGGCGTCATCGTGGCCCGACATACCCTTTTCGAAGCACAAGGTCTGTTCGATGGCAGCCAGCATATCGGGGTCCTTCTGCATCCGAGCGTTGTAGAACACGAAACCGCGCTCCCACAGCGGAGAGATCGCCTCGATACGCTGGAACTTGTCGGGCTTTTTGCGTTTGTCAGCGCGGATCGGAAGCTGGTAGCCGCGCAGCTTTCCTTCGCGGGTGAACTCGTCGAGCAGGATGTCCTGCAGGAAATTCGCCTCGATATAGTATTCGACCACGACGTTCTCAGGTACCCGCTCGTGCAGATCGTAAAACCAGCGTACCATTTCCGTGACGGAACATTGCCGGACGAACGCTGCCAAAGAGTGCAGTTCCGTGCCGGTTTTGCCCCACAGTTTGATCGCCTTGTAGTCGTTTTTGGACGAGCTCTTGAACGACGGGTCGCAATAGGCTACCAAGTAGTCGTACTTATCGAGCGGCAACGGGTCCTTCCACCGTATCCACTCCTGCCGGAATACCGCACCCTCGGTGATCGGATTGTTCATAAACTCCTTTTGAAAGGCGCGGTACCCCATAAAGTCGGCCATCTGCTGCACCTCCTCGCGCGACCATTTCGCCGCCCATGAGACGTTACCCTGCCGGTCGAGAATATTGACCTGCGAGCAGTGTATGCCTTTGGATTTTGCCAGCGCTGCCAGTACGGAGTTCTTGCTGATAAGGTTCCCGACCATGATAAACCGTCCGCGGCCTCCGTCGAGCGTTCCGAAAAGCGCCGTTTTTACCCAGTCTGTGAGGCGTCTTACGCGGCTTTCGTTTTCGCAGAGCTCGTCATCGTCGAGGTCGTCGATCACGATATAGTCGGGCCGTCGGCTGCGATAACGCAACCCGCGCGGAGACTGTCCCCGTCCACGGGCGAAAAACGCGCAACCGTCGGCCGAGACGAAGCGCCCTTCCTGCCAATTCCCCTCATTGTACTGTGCGCCGAAATCGGCGATATAGCGCCGGTTGAACTGCAACTCGGCTTGCAGGTCGCCGAGCAGCGTCTTGGCGTTCTCCTCGGACTTGCCGACCAGTACCATTACATTGATCTGGCGGGGTTCCTGAATTTTGAGCCACATCGGAATGAAAATATCGAAGTGCGTGCTCTTGGCATGTCCGCGCGCCCACTGCTCGACTCCTTTATAATTCGGATTCCTGCGGACACGATTGGCCGCTTTGATCTGAAAGGGCGCACACTCCGTATGCTTTCCCGTTGTAGGATCGTCGGTATAGTGCGGGAAATAATGCTCCACGAAAAAATTATAATCCGACCGGGCCTGTCGGATACGGGCCTGTTTCTGGGCCGGTGTTTCGGGTTTGACCGTGGTGCGTTCCTGTACGGTCCGGCACCAGCGCTGCCACTGGGCAAAAGTCTTGTTTACACTGATGCCCATCGTCATTTATCTTTACCGATGCCGAGCTGCTCGACGACGAATTTGTTCTGGAGGTTATTTACCATTTTGCAGATCTGCGGTGTCACTTCGGGATCGATCTCCGAGCGCCCCTCCAGCCATTTCCCGAAATTCATAAAACACTCCATATAATCGACGGCGGAGACCTCTTTGTCGAGGGTTTTGATCGTGGCGGCCATCTTTGCCAGTTGGTCGCTGGTGTAGCCGACATCCGCCAAATCCGAGCTCTTGCCGAGGTTTTCGGCCACGTTGTTGATCGAGCGCAGCAGGTTGTTTACGACCTGCTGCCGGGTCAGCGACTGCGCTGCTTTTTTCTCGGCCCAGCATTCCGCGGCGACCCATGTACTGACCGTATTTTTCGATACGCCGACCTTCTCCGCAATGACATTCTGCGGTGTTCCCCGCATGTACAACAACTCGGCGAACTCTTTTAATTCTCCGGCTATTCGTTTGCCCATCCGATATGAAAAATGATGCCCGAGGGGGCGTTAGACAGCACAAAAATGCGCCTTAAATAAGGGTGTATAAAACAGAGTGTAAGCTATTTACACTCTGTTTTTCGGACGCGATTTCGTCCTGCATATTTGCCTTACGAACAGCGGGGTGGAGCAGCGGCAGCTCGTGAGGCTCATTCCCTCAAGGTCGCGGGTTCGAATCCCGCCCCCGCAACATACCCTTTTTTGCATCCGAGGCCCTCCGCCCTGCCGACATTTCGTCGGCGGGGCAGGAAGGCCAATAACAGACCAATGGCAAGAGAAGCAGTTATCAGCACCAGTGCTTTGAATGATTACGGGACTCGTATTCTGACCGAGGGCCTCGACATCGAACAGTACAAGAACAATCCTATCGTGCTTTACATGCACCGCCGGGGGACACGGGAGGATATACCTATCGGGATCATGGAGAACATCCGCGTCGAAGGCGACAAGGTTTTCGGAACACCGAAAATCGATGAAGACACCGATGCGGAGAAAGTGATCGCGGCCAAATGGGAACGCGGTACGTTGCGCATGCTTTCGGCCGGCGTCGATATTATCGAATGTTCCGACGATCCCCAGTATCTGGTACAGGGACAGACCCGGCCGACCATTGTCCGGTCGAAACTCTTTGAAGTCTCGATCGTGGACGTAGGCGCAAACGAGGAGGCTATGCAGGTACGCCTGTACAGCGGCGGGAAACAGCTTACACTCGCAAAGAATGAGGACAACGCCGTGCTGCCGTTGCTCAAAACCGACGATAACAAACCCAAAACACGACTTTTCAGATGAATGAGATTTTAATGTTACTCGGCCTGCCGACCACGGCAACCGAGGCGGAAGCCATTACGGCGATCAAAGCGTTGAAAAAGGATAACGAATCGCTCGTACTGGCTCGCATTACCGATGCCGTCACCGCAGCGAAGGACAAACGGCAGATCACCGACGAGCAGATGCCGAAAATGATCGAACTGGGCAAGAAGGCCGGAATCGACATGCTGCAGCAGACGCTTTCGATGATGACCCCGGCCCCGAAGCCGATGGACTTTATCGGCGGGAGCTCTCAGGGAGGGACGGTAACGCTCTCATGGGACAAACTCTCCGGCGAGGAAAAAATCAGGCTCCGCGAACAGAACCGTTCGGAGTACATACGCCTCTATAAGGCTCACTATGGCATAGAGCCGGACTTTTCCAACTCTCTCGAGTAACCACACTATCTATCCTCAAAACATTTCTTTTTCCGAATGAGAAAATTTCTTTTTGCCCTGTTGGGCATGATCGCGGTGCTGGGCGTCAATTCCGCAGTCGGAGCCGCTATCGCACACGCATTCGACTTCGATGCCCTTTACGGCATTTCGGCCGTGAACGGAGTCGCACTGATTTCGACCCTGTGCGGGGGCTTCATGCCCTCAGGCGTACTGGGCGCGGGTATCTATACGGAAGCGTGGACAGGAGAACTTATCAAAGCCTTCCGCACGGCCGCAGAAAGCATCGGTTGGTACA